TCATGACACGGTAACTTCATCGCGAAGTCTTTCCAAAATACGCGCGATTGCATCCCAATCCTGCAGTGTCAAATCTACTCCCCCAAGATACTCTTCAAGTTCCGCCAGTACTAATTCCATCCCGTGGTCCTCGTTGGTTTTTCGCAATCTCTCGATTGTGAAAGCACTGTATGCATATACAGCACGAGGAGGACGCTATCACTTTTCACTCCATTAGTGTATTAAAACTGGCCAATCGAGCTCGTAAGCCCCCCTCTCTTTACTTAAACCGTGAGCTAAATATCACCAGAAACTAATAACGATAAGCACAACAAAGCCAATTAGAATCAGGAAGAAACCAAAAGCCATGAAGCTATCTAGGCTCTCCCGATCGGATTTGCTGAAACACAAACACCCCAAGGCGAATGGGATCAATGCCAGCGTGAAGCTGAAACTGAATGTCTTGAGCGCCAGCACCATACATACGAGCGCAAGCAGTATCCACATGGTCGAGTCCTCACAGGTTAAAGTCTCCACCCTATCCCCGTGAGTACCGCTCAACCAGGGCCGCACAACTAGATTGGACATCCCGCAGGCTATAGATTCACCTTTTATGGTAAAGTCTCACCATGCGACATCAAGAGGCAGCAAAAGCATGAAAGACAACACTGTCAGCAACAAGTATGGGTTGCCACAAGTGCAGAATCGGCCGCAAATCAAGGCTGAAAAGAATCTGTGCCTGAACGGTGAAGAGGGTCGCCAAATCATCAAATCTGAGACCAAGCTGACACTGAAAACCCACGAAAAGACCTTCACCCGTTTGGCTGATATGTAATGGACATCATCCAGTTTCCTCCCGCTCGGGTGCTGGAGATTAACCACTACATTCTGGGTGCGACCCCTGGTCATCAGGGGCCTGCCAGCATCGCGTTATTAGAGGGTGCGCTTGGCCGTATCGACAATGCCATCGCCTACAACGGGCTAAACGATGTGTTTCTCATCGCCGCAAAGTACGCCATGGCAATCGGTACCGCTCACGCCTTTTCCGATGCCAACAAGCGCACAGGGCTCGCGGTATGCCTTGAGTACCTCTCCCTCAACGACTTCGAGATTGAGAGAGATAACGAGAAGCTGGCGGATGCAATGGTTGACCTTGTGCTGGGCGTTCTGCCAGAAGAGTGGTTTTCCGATATCCTCTACGCGCTCTGGCTGGAAGAGCAACAAACCGCTTAATCAGACGGCCGTGTTAAAAGCCGTCATTCCCCCTTATCCCCAGTTCGCCTTGTTCTTGTTTACCGCCTGATACACCAGGTCATTCCTGCGCGCTAGTAACTCATTGATGCGCCTCCGTTTCTCCTCTGCGCCTAAGATCTTGTCACGCTGGATTAACTCTATCTTGTTACGGACGACCCTCACTTGCTGTTGGGTTCGGCTCAGGTTACGGCGTGATTTTAAGATCCCGCCCTGCTCCTCTAACAACTCGCTGGCCTTATCGGTCAGCCCTTCGCTGCGATACTGATCTACGGTGCGCTTGAGTTGATTCACCTCATTCAGCATCCGGTAAAACTCTTCCATGTGTTGGGTAGATTTGGCAGGGCCAGTACCGCGGTATACAGCCTTGACCAGAGGGACCTCATCCGCTCGCCAGCTTGCAGCCTCCCCTGGACGGTTTGCACGGATCAACCCATCAGCCGCAGCCATCACGTAGCTGCCCATCGTGCCGGTGTAACCGATTAACATATGCTCCAGCTGCTTAGGAGATAAGCCTGATATCTCGCCAAGTTCGCGCATCAACAGACTGGTCTGCTCGTTGTAACGGGCCTCAGCGCGTACAGCCAGATCCTGGGGGCCATCAATGGGCCCACCGCGAAAGCTGTCATAGTTGAATGCAGCCTCCACCATCGGCTTGACGATCTGCGGGGTCGGGTTGAGAGCGAAGGTATCGCCGATCGCCCGGGCCACCGCCTTGCCGAACTGGGCGCCGGTGTCTTTGTCACCCAGGGCACGCATCATTCGCTCCGGGATTGTGCCAAATATCACCCCGATCTCGAACGGCTTGGGGATCCGCCAGTGCTGATCGCCCACAAAGAAGTGCCAGTTTGTATCCTTATCCCAGTCAGGTAACGCCTCATACCGCTCATCGTCCCAGTTCGCAGCCAACAACCCCAATGACATCGCGGTGATCATGCCGGCGCGTTTCGCAATTTCGCGCGGGTTGTCGCGAAGCTCCCGGGTCAGCTTACCCAAACCTTGGAGCCTAGCATTGAAGAACGGCAACACCATGGCGGCCCCCTGGATAGAGTGGGCCGCCCCCAGCATGGAAAAGTCCATCAAGTCCTTCGACTCAAAGGCCGCCTGAGCATGGCTCTTGCCTGCCTTGATAGCCGCGTCATAGACAGCCTCACGGTTGCCGTTCTCAAAGGCTTCACCGTATCGGTTGTACTTCTCCCACACGTTAGCCACGATGCCCTTGGCATGAGCTGCATTGCGGATGATGGACTTCTCATACCTGGCGATTTGCTCTGGCGTCATCCCTTTGCGACGCAGTGACTTGCGCACGGTGTCGGCCATCGCTCCCGGGTCATTGCCGTTGACGTAGCCACCCAAGAAGCTGGCCCCGCTGAACATCACGTCGATGGTGCTGCCATCCATGGCCAGGGTTTTCCTCACCCCCTTGATAGAGTCAATCACTGGCTTGAAGCCGTCTTTGCTGATCGCCCAGCTCGAAAGTGAGTCGCGCAAGAAGTTGCGCAGCATAAACTCGGGAGAGGCAGTCACACCGGCTGTCAGCAGTCGCTTGGCCTTAGCGGCGACATTAATCATTGAGCCAAATGGCTTACGGTCGAAGAAGGTCATGGCGCGATAGAGATCCGGATCCTCAACCTTGATCATGTACTCCTCCCCTTCAAGTTTGAGCATGATCCGGTCTTTACCATTGGCGAGTGCCTGATAGTCCATTTTGTTGGGCTTGGGAATAACCTCAATAATGCCTGTATCAGCCAGGTTCCAGACGGTCTTCTGAGCTGCCATGTTCTTCATGGAAGCGTCGATCAGCTTGGAGGTAGAGGTGAAGATGTTCTCAAGCAGGTCATTGGTATTGGCCTCACCCCCCTTGAGCTTCTTGATACCGGCGTTCTGGTTGGCGATCCCCTTTGGCTTAAAGGGGGCGATCACGTCACCATCCTCAGATTCACGGAAGAAGGGGATATACCACTCGCTCTCAAACTCGGCCCGCGCCTCAGCGGTAAAGAGCCCAGCCTCTTGCGCCAGATCCAGTGTGGCGGCATTGAGCCGGTTCCAACGGGACTTTGCTTCGATAAACTTGGCCTCTTTGCCCTTGCCAACGCCTTTCAGCGCAGCAATGTCATTGGCATCGAGCAGGTTCTCACGCCCCTGCCCCAGTAGGATTTCAGCCCGGTGACCGGCCATCCAGCCCAACCAGTTATGCAGGTCGGCCCCCAGGTCAGAGAAGATCCCCAGCAACGCATCCTTCTCCCCGGTTCCGGTTTTGCGCTGGATCACCCCATCTTTCCATTCCGGCAGGCCATAGAGCATGGTCGCCTGCATGGTGGAGGCAGCGCCGGTGGCCATCCGCGCAGCGATATAGCCAGAGTCGGCAGCGTCCGTAATGCCCGCGGCTTGCTCTGCATACTTGATGGGAGCCAAGGCATCGAGCACTTCGGTATTGGCTTTCTTGATGAAGCGGTCAACCCATGACTGAACCACTCCGCGATCTACTGATCGCAGCTTGGCAAGGTTGGCTTTGGTGTTATCGATGATGTCAGGTTTGGGGCCCAAATTGAGCTTTTCCATCGCCTTGTCGGCGACGGTATTGGACTGGCTCATCTTGATGCCACCAGGATTGGTAGCTGCCTTGCGAATATCATCTCGGGTGAGTATATTGGGATCTAGAACCCGTTCTGGTGAACCACGCTTGGGCAATTGGAGCCCTTGGGTCGTACCGAGCGGGTTTTGTTTTTCCCTGGCATACCTCAGCAACCCGTCATCGACCCACCTCATCATTGCACTGCTACCACTGTCCTTCCCGTAAACGCTGGCTATACGATTGATCTCAACACGACCGGCCTTGGCATTGAGATGAATTGCGGTAATGACTGGCCTGCCTGATACATCAACGGCATCAACCAATATGGTCTTTGCTCCAAGTTCTGTTTTCGAGTCGAACACAGCTATCGGGTCATGTAGCAGCTCAGACATACTCTCGATTACCGACATTGGCACATCATGTTTGACCCCGTTTGTGGCCTTACGAACGATGTCCCTAGTAATGCGGAGAGGAAGGTCTGGCGCGCCGACACGTTGAAGGACAGGCGGAGTACGCCCTATCTCTATAACAATCTCGCCGCTTTTCGGTGATGACATCGCTTTTTTAAGTTGCTGGCGGTATCTATCTGACTCTCCTCGACTTGGCGTGAATGGATCGTTGTGTTGATCAGCCTCTTGGCTGAACTTTTTTCCACCGTCAGGGCCGTCACCATCCTGCTCCCTGCGCTTCAGTTTCTTGCCCAACCCCTCGATCAGGGTCCGGGTCTCAGCAGCAGTTATACCGTCAGGCACGAAACCAACTGAGCGCAGGGCTTTGGTGACCCAGGCAACGACCCGATCCCAGCCACTGCGCCAAGCGCTTGGTTCTAACTCAGCCAAATGAGCAACGACTTCTTCGGCCTGCACGCCGATATCCTCGTCGGCATAGTGAGTATCAACCCAGTCCCAAACAGCCTTCATGCTAGGGTTTTTCTTGGACTGGATCAGGCGGCTCATCAGCTTGGTGTATTCACCACCGCCAAGCACATTGGCTAATCCATAGTGCGCTAGCACCTCATGGCGTAAGATCTCACGCATCCGGGTAGGATTGGCAATCGTGTCGGCGGCCACATGTAGAGTACTGGAACCGTCATCGAATGCGGCTCGCCGGATCAAGCCCTCTTTAGCATCAAGCCCCAACGCACGCTCCAGGTCAGCCTGTGTGGCGTGGATCTGCACATCAATGCCATTCGCCCCCTGGTACTGCTTGAACCATATCTTGGTAACCAGCTCAGCTTCTTTTCTGGTCAGATGTTTGGCTGGCTTGTCGCCCTGGGCCATGGCTTGCTTAGAGAAGCTGACCGCTTTGACTGGTTTGCTCATAGGCTGATCGGCAATAGGCGATATTGTGTCCCCCATCTTCACCCAGCGTTTGAACTCCTCAACCGACATAGTCTTGATCGCGCCTAGTCCTTTCCACCCCGTTTCATAGTTGGCCAGGTACCCGGCTCGGGCAGCAGGCTCATCGGCAAAGCCCATCATCACCTTGTGCTCGTCAAATTTGCCTGTCTTAGGGTCCACCTGATCCACCACAAAGACTGCCTCGCTATCCGGCCGGTCACCGATGAACACATCTACGTGATCGCCGTCGGCGCCAAGGGTGCGCTTGATATATCCGTAGTCGTGGGCCATGGTCGATTGCCACCGCTTGCCATCCTTGTCGGTGCCGGAGCGAATAGATCCCTTAATGTTCTCGAGAGCAATATCCAGACCTTGCAACTTGAGGTGGCCCTTCTTGTAGTTCCCTGCCTCCTTCTGTGCCTCCGTCGGCTCCGACGCCACCTCAACCCGGGCAGCTTCAATCTGCTGCACTGGCTTACTGGCAGCAGGGTCGGAGAGCTCTCGCATCTTGGCAGTCGATGACTTGGCGACAACCAATCCACCTTTGCCAAGGAGCACCTTCACGCCCCGCTCCTTAGCCCAGCTCTGGATCATGGGTAGATCACCTTTCAGGGTGATGGTGCCGTCAGAGTTGTTGATGGCCTCAGCCCACGGCGCAGGTGTCGATGTGGTAGCCCCAGAAACAACAACCCCGGCATCAGTGGCCGGGGCTGTTGTCAGTGTTGGGTCATCTCGTGATGGTCCATCTGGTGTAGGTAGAGCAGGAGAGAGGTCTGCCGGATCTCCAGTTCCAGTTCGTCCGGCAAGTTCGGCAGTGGTTGGTTCAATACCCGCTGCAGCTGGTTGGCCTGCTCCTGGCTGATCACCTTGTCGCTCACTGCTGATTGCAGGTACTGGGGTAACGGGCTCATTGCTCACCTCTGCTTGTTGTTGACTGGTAACTGTGTCGTCGAGTTTCGTGGCACTTGCTTGCTCCACCTCAGCAATCTCGGCGACCCCAAACCCGCCACCATTAAGCGGTACCGGGGTCTCCTTACCCTTACGACTGGCAAGCTGGGCTTCTTTCTCGCTGGCAAATGGCTTGCCTTTGCGAGTAATACGTAAGGATTCGAGAGGGCCAAAGACAGAATCGGTTTCAGTTCCAGCTCGCGCGATCGCTTGATCACGAACCTGTGTAGCAACCTCTGCTGCATACTGCGACTCAATACCCGGCTCAAACGTGGCACCCTGTAACGCCTCACGTTGAGCGATCGTCTCTTTTTGCTTCTGCTCGGCCGCCTGCCGATACCCATCAATCTCGCGCTCTTGCTCGGTTGGTGCCCTAAGCGCTTTCGGTTTATGTCCGTCTGCGGCGACCTCGAGGGCACTTTTGTTACCCGCAAAGGGATCTACACCAAGATCGCCTGACTGAGCTCGCTCGTAGAGGCTTTGCCCCTGCTCTCCACCCTTAATCTGGGCTGCGACCAACTCTTGTACCGAATCGCCTGATTCACCAGACAGGGCGCGCTGTACCTCCGTATCTTCAGCCATACCTTGGTATCGCTCGGCAGTATCGTCTTGGCGCAGGTATGCAGGCACATCCCTCACTTCATCAAACTGGCTTTGGCTGGGGCCGAGTGGGTTTTGCCCACCAACCTCATGCAGAGGTTCAGCCAGCTCATCAACCGCAGCAGCCAAATCAGAGGCCCCGCCCATTTCTGGCTCGAGATCTGGCGCTTGCTCGGAGACCTGAGTATCCATTTCATCGGTAACCGGCTGAGCGGCTTCAGCAAGCGGATCGGCTGTCGCTTGCGCCGTTTCTGCCTCTACGGAATGCTGGCCACCGCGTAGGCCACCGACCGCACCCACAGCGCCACCAGTACCCATGCCGATCAGACCACCTTCCAATGCGCTAGATACCACCCCCTTCATGGGGTCGATATCGGCACCAGCTACCTCGTTGAGTGATTCGTTCACAACATACTGCTGGACACCCTCCTCAAGGGTTTCACCAACCCCTTCCCCAGCAGCCCCCTTGGCTGCACCTTTCAGCATGCCACCCGCAGCAGCCTTGCCTGCCAGCATCTTGAACAGCATGGCATCGCCCATCATGGACCCCATAGCGGCAGCACCCCAGGTCTTGGCATCACTCATGGTCGCGCGACTGGCCAGATTAGCAGTCTCTTCCCGGGCCCGTGCCAACTTCTCATCGTCCGTGAGGTGCTGGGTCTGCTGATCCTGGTCGATTCGGGTGAAGGCCTGGCGGAAGGTGTCACTCATGGCAAGTTCGTCATAGCTCATGCCGAGTACTGATTCTTTTGTATTCACACCAGCACTACCTACTGAACCGGTCGCCCCAGTTGTGATGGCGGCGCCGGTGGCAAGCTTGGAGACTGCCTTGACGGCCACCGCCTCTGCAACCGCCTGTGTTGCACCACGCTTGATCATGGATGCTGTCACTGCACGGCCCAGGGTTACCTTGGCTGCAACCCCAGTCACCCCGCCGGCAAGCAGTGTGGGTACCAGAGAGCCAACCCCTTGCGCCATCTTCATGGCCCAAACATCGATGTCACCCGCCCCATCCCCCATAGTTAGGCGACCCTCTGGCGTTTCATCAACAAGGCGACGGTTCATAGCTTCTTTGGCATCAGGGCTCATGCCTTCGGTCAGCGACTCAGCACCAGATTTGGCCAGATCACCGGCCCCGGCGACAACGTCCAGTACAGGGCTCAGTTTGCTGGCCATGTTGGCGCGCGACTGTTCCAGATAATCACCGCCTGACTTGCCAGCATTCTCTTTACCAAACTGGCTGGCTTGACCGGCCAGCTCACCGATCCCGCCTACCAGATCCAGCGCGCCCGCACCGACGCCACGGGCAAGATCACCAAGCCCCACATCAAGATTACGAACAGTGGCTGCAGTGGAGAGGCTCGAGGTGACAGGAGCTGCAGACAGGCTGCTATCCAGATTGCTCCAGAATGGGTCATTGCGGGTGTCGGATTGTTGCGGCTGTGGCAGGGCGTCACGCAATCTAGGCTTATCCATGGTGTCCTCGGCTTTCAGGCAAAAGAAAAGCCCCGAACGGCGAACCATTCAGGGCTTGAATTTGGAGGTGCAGGCCAATAAACAGACTGGCCGACTATGGGGAGATGCTAACGCTGGGAGGGGGGGAAGGCAACTACTGGCGGGCTTGTGCCAAACTCATCGCCTTATAGGCGTCCGTCTTCGTATCACGCAGCCGGGTGGCGGTCACCGTTGCTTGTTCTGCCTTCTTCTGTGAAATGGCCTGCTGGCGCCACATCTCAAAAGCTGTGCTCATTCTCGTGGGGTTCTCGAGCAAACTGTTGAGCTTACCGTGTTGGTTTGCCTCTTTGATGAACTGCAGTCGCTCGGGATCCCCACCAGTCCACTCCTTGATGGGTGCGCTGGTAGCCGACTCATCACGCTTGCTGGTCATGCCATAAGTACCCGCTGCAGCGGCCTTACTTGAATCAAGTTGGGCATCTAGTGCCTCCAACTGAATGTCTTTGTCCTCTGCATTACTGGAAGAGATCCGCGCCCGGTTCTGGCCATGCTGCTTCTCAAGGTCAGTCACTGCCTTCTTGTAACCAGCCCGGTCTGGGCCAGCAGTCAGTCCAAGCGAAGTCCGCAGCTGATCAGCATTACCCACCATATGCTTGGCGAGGGCTGCTCGCTGGTAGGCAGGCTTTAAGAAGTCATTGATGGGGATGACCTTGGGGGGATCATCTGGGGAGGAGGTGCGATTATTGGTGACCGGTCGCACATCCTTGCTGCCATCGTCATAGGTAACCTCCACCCCCAGTACGACTCCACGTCCATCTGGGCTCACCATGATATTGTTGAGCTGCTTGGCGGTGATGGTCTTGCCGCTATCCGGGTCTATGTCACCCACTCCTTTATTGACCTCATCCTGATAGATAGTCCCAGCCGCCTTGATGAACTTCGGATCATTGATGAGCGCATGCCCCTCAGGGGTTGATGGATCCAACTTGCCACCCTCCGCCTGGCGCATCAGGTTGCCTGCATAGGTGACGAAAGTCTTGCCTGCCTCGGCATAACCTTGCTGCAGATAGCGCTCAGGGTTGTAGGATCCCGCCCGCTTATCTCGCACAACCCCCCAGAACTGCTCACCGGGATCTTTCCCCTCTGCAACCGCCTCCCAGCCAGACTGGATGATTGGCATGTTTTCCTGCTGGAAGAGCTGCTTCTCACGCTGTTCACCCTGCCATTGATACTCCTGCTGCTGACGGGCTTCGCTGGAGGCTGCACGACGCTCATAAGCATCTGCCCGTGCTTCAGCCGATTTTACTTGCCGCTCATTTTGAGCAAATTCTTTCTCATAGTGAGAATCACCAAGGTTATCGCGTTGCTTGGCATAATCGACACTCTCTTGATACCGCTGATCTGCGACCTCCTGCCGGCCCTGCTCGTTCTGCCACTGTGCGTCGCGCAGGCTCATTGATTTATCCATGCGCTCGTCGTCTTTCTGACCACGCTGATACCGGTCCATCGTACTAAAGCCAGCCAGAAAGCCTTCTGCTAATCCTGATACAGCCATCATCTATCCCCTTAAAACAGACTGTCTGCCAGAAAACCCACGCCCGCACCAACCGCGGTACCGATGCCAGGCATGACCATGGTGCCGACTGCGGCACCCGTTCCGACTGCGCTCATGGTCTGGGCTTTACGAGCAGACTTGAGACTCTTATTGGCGGCTTCCATCTCCCCCTCGCGATTGGCCGCATCCCGCAGTCCAGCCATCCCCTGCTGACGCGTCTGAGCGCCAATATCCAGAATTCCGTACCCCATCAGGCCTTGCCCCCTGTCTTGATTGCTTCACGCAGACCAGCATCTGCCCCCGTCAAGATCCCCATCTGGCGGGACTGCTCTTGCTCTCGTAACCCATTTTCAGTCCCCGCAGTCATCAGCGCCGAGCGCAGCCCCTGGCTATTGTCATGGACGTTCTCATTTGCGCTGACGCCCATACGAGCGTTGCGATTACCCGTTGCCTGCTGAGCTGAGCGAAGGGCATTAACACTATTCCCGTCAACCCTCCCCAACTGGTCTCGGAGCAGCTGTCCGTTGGTGGCCAATGCCATCAACTCTTTCTGTTTGGGGTAAAAGCGGGTCTTCCAGTCCTGATACTGCTCCCGGGTAATTTTTGCGTAAGTGTCAGCGGCATATCCCATTGCTTACTCCTTAATAGCCTTTGTTTTGCAGCACAGATGCTGTCGGGCTGATCTTCTTGCTACCTGCGGCCGCGGGGACTTTCACTTGCCCGAGTCCATAAGCGGTTGCCCCCCCAGCTAACGTACCCACCAGACCTGCCGTTGCCTGCTTATCCTGGAATGAGGTTTGGGCATCGCTCACCGCCTTGCGCAGGCTGGTGCTGGCAACATCCCCCATGCCGGCCAGCGACTCTGCTTTTTGGCCGGCACCAATGCTCACCACATCCTTAAGCCCCGCCACATAGCGATCCTGCTGGCTGGATTGGGCGCGGTTGGCAGTATCGGTCTGGCTCAGAGCCTGGTCAGTTTCCAGTGCTCCCATAGCCCCCTGGTACTTGCCGCTCGTCGGGTCCACCCCGCCAGCAGCCAAGTTGTCAGCCAACCCTGAGCGCACCTCGCCGAAAGCTTGCGAGGTACCCAACGCTGCAGTTCCGGCCAACTTGTCGTATTCCTGCTCGCTGTTGAGGTTATCCACCTTGTCCATGAAGAGGTCTTCGTACTGCTGCAAGTCGCTCTTGTAGAGGTCCCACTGCTCCGATGCCACGCCGGCTGCGGCCTTTTGTGCCTCAGTCTCTTTGATTTCGTTCGAGCCGCCCTTACCCATAGCCCCACCTCACAGGTTGATTTGAAATACATACAGGCCGTCAGCATCGTCGAGCCGACGCTCCCACCCCATCTTGGGTGCTGCCTTGAGCCACCCCTTGCGTACCGAGTGAAAGCGCAACCAGCGGGCCCCTATCATCCTGGCCAAACGCTTTACCTCCGGCAGATGGTGTTTCGGTGCGCCGCTATCACCCCAGCCGACCCATACCAGCACACCGGTGATCCCCAGCTCGACTATCGGCTTCAGCACAAAACCGTCAGCACCTCGCACAAACAAAAACGCCACCCGGTTACGGATGGCGTCTTGTAGTTCGGCAGGTAGACCGGGGTTGCCGGTATCGGTAACAATCCGGTTAATGGAACTTAGCACCATGCCCGTCATGCCAAACACACTATCGATAAACAGGAACTCGAGGCGTAGAAATAGTCCTTATTGTCTCTGTCATAGCTGATCGTGTGGGTCCGGTTGGCAACCAGCAGGTATTCGAAATTCTGATTCATGGTCGAACCCTGGCCAAGTCCATAATCTCGGGCGGTTAATGACCCTATGGCAACCCCATTCACGTAGACCGTTGCCGTCACCGTCGATGTGCCGCTCGACACCGTAACCATGAAGGTACATTTTCTGGCAAATGGCATTGCTGGTAGCTGAACTGCCGATGCAGGATTCAGGGCATATGTTCTGACAATGTCGCCCACAATCTTCTCTGCATAGATTGTCCCCTTCACCACACAGTCCTGCTCAATCGTGCAGTTACCCAGGCTCATATTTTTGACATACCCGCCCTCTGCCCTTAGACGGTTGGTGAACAGACTGCCATCGGAGTAGATCATGGTGTACCAACCCCAGCCCCACGCCGCATAGGGCCCCCCCTTGCCAAACCCTGCAGAGCCGCCAGCCATGAACGCATTGCCCATATCGAACTGGCCACCGGTGATCAAGGGCGCACTGATACTGACCCCTGCCTTGATATAGTCTGCAGTGATCTTCTCTGAGTGCAGGATCTGGATGGTGGCAGCCTTGATAACCGCCTCTTTGATGGCTACCCGGCCATCATCCGTGACACCAAAGATGATCTCTTTTTGGTCAGGTCTTGCTGGGTTATAGATAGCAAAGTGTGTGGCTGATGCGATGATTTCATCGACGTTAGGACTGGTCTTGGCCTTCAACCCTGCCGTGCTATGAAGTGGTCCTGCCAGCCCATTCTTGTTGATGAAACGCACCCAGTAATAGGCGGTGAATCCCTTACCCACTGAGTCTGAGTAGACATTTGCCAGGGTGGTGCCGATCGCTACCGAGATAGCCGGGTTATCGACCTCTGCACGCAGCACTTCGGCATAAGAGTGCCCTTTGTAACCAGGGATATCCCAAGTCAGGGTAATGGTCTGAAAGGCGCCATCAGCGGTGACATTCGTCGGCGCAACGGGGGGTTGCACGCCTGACCACTCAGGGTCTGTTGGCTTATCCGGTGGCAGCTCCGGCACGACCGCCCCGCTACTGTTACGGCGTAAGTTCACCATCCCGAGACTCGCGGCTTCCCGCAAAGTGAGCGCTTTGTCCAGCCGATCCCCTTTCTGGCCGGTCAGGATCTGCATGTTCTCGGTCAGTCCTTGCTGAGTACCGCTGGCACGAAAGGAGCTCTTACTCATTGCGCCGCGACCTCTGCAATACTGCTGCCCAAGGTAATGCGTTCTATCACCGAGATCCCGGCTACCTCAATCTGCCACCGCCGGCCACGCAAAGGAGGCAGGCGGAATACGCCAGCAGGTACCTGGCCTTCGGTGAGGGAAAACACCCGCACCCCATCTATGATCAGCGAGAAGCGACATTGACTAATCACATCACTTATCACCCTGGCACAACCAAGCCTGGTGCCGGGTGGCAGTGCAAACACTTTAGAGCGCCAGATCATCGGCAAGGTAGTCGCCCCACCCCGCCACTGATAAAGCTCAAGGCCCTTGGCCAACATCAGAGCATCGAGTTGCATGTCAGGCACCGCGGTATCCCAGCGACCCGATAGCCAACGTAAGTCTCCCGATTTCGGGTCAAACACAAACGCATGGCTATCTGTCAGGGCGACATACTTGCCTTCGCTGTACCAGGCTCGTAGCGTTTCAGGCTTCATCACCTGCCACTGCTCACGGGTGATGATGCCCTCGGTAACCAAGACACCACCATCGGAACCTACACCAATCAGGCCATCTGGCGACGCGTAGAGAACCATGCCATCCAGCGCCACCATAGATCTCGCACTGACACAGGCCTGTTGGACCGATGAGAGCTTTTGCCCAGTAATGGCTGAGGGGGACGCGCCCTGAAACAGATAGGGATAGCCTTTGGTCCCAACCACCAGAGCGGTATCAATAGCGGCGATCGCCACGATGTCGTGCTCTGTGGTCAATTTGTACTTATCGGGCCAGGCATAGGGTAGGAAGGGCTCGGAGAACAGCACGGCATTGCCGGTGAATCCAGCGCAGATACCGTTGGCCATCTGACAAATACCCCGCATAGAGTCTGGCGGCATGGTGTAGCCATAGGTCTCAAGCACCGGCCCCAGCTCACCATCCTTCTTGCTGTCGCTATGGGTCACGGTCGCAATGGGAAGATCGGCAACCAGCAGGTAATCCGCCATCCCGCCACCAGAAACAGACCGATAGAGGCGACGACGGGTGATATTGCTGTTGCTGGTTGGGGCTGGAGACAACCCCACCAGCACGGTGGAGTTCGGGATGGTAATAGTGACTTTCACACTGGCAGCCCCTGGTGCCCCCTCCTCCCCCAAACCGCTTACATAGGTTTCAACATAGAACCGAGTTTCATCATCGGTAGGGTCATCGTCTTTCCCACCCACCGGCGGGGTGATGGACTGCATATTCGGCGGTGTCGCCGGTGCAGGAACACCAAGGCGGAACCAAGCCGTGGGCTTTTGAGTACCCGCAGTGGCAATCGCATCGTAGGTCAGCTTGGGGTATTCACCGTCGGTGTAATAGATCCGATTGTACTGATCCTGTGCGATCGGCGAACGCATCACCTCAACCAACTTGTTCCAGGCAAACCAGTGATCCCCGTAATAGTGAAACAAGGTCTTGGGTACCAGAGGCAGTGCCATGCCAACAAGCTTGTCCCCCATCAATGGGACCACGACACCGCGATCAAAATGGCAGTCCTGCGCCAGGGTAGCGGCCTCATCAGGCAATAGATGGTCCGCCACCCGCGGTACCATCCCGCGCATGGTTACGATATCGAGTAATGTCATAGGAAGCTCTTATGCGATCACAACAAGATCTATTGGTACTGTTTGGCCAACTCGGGCAGCAAACCAACCATGAATCCCAGCAATTTGGGCCAACTGGAGCGAACAATAATTGTTGCCATAATTGAGGGTGCCTACCTCTACGCTGCCTAACCCAAGCACAGCAATACGTACTCGACGTCCAGCGACAAACTTCCCCTGACACTCAACAAAGATGTTATCTGGTAGCCTGTTGGCGGTTGAAATTCTGACAAGTGCTTTTCCATCAAATGAGGAAGGGTCTACGCTTCCTATCGGGTTAGTTGGCCCCATGCTGCCTTGTGAACCATAAAAACCACAAAGCAGCACATCACCATTACCGCATGACCCAATAGTGAGCCTATGCGTTGAAGCGCTTCGCCCCGCCAGCTCACCCAACCAGCAAGGAGCAGGTAGACCACCGCGATTGGCTGTATCACTCATCCAACGATTGCCGCCAAACTCGCTATAAGCAGCAGAAAGCCAGAAGGGTTTGGCTGGGATGGTCACTGCAGCGCCTCCACCTTCTCATCAAGGGCTTTGACCGCTTCAACCAGCAGCGCCAGCACCCCGGCATGCGCGATCGACAAGGTGGTATCGGCGTTCAAGAAGACTGATTCGGGTTGTACCTCAGCCAATTCCTGTGCAATCAGACCCGCTTCACGCTGACCGGCCTTGTCATACAAATTGCCAGAGAGGACCTTAACCTTGGCCAAGGCATTCTGAATTGGTTCTATGTTCGATTTGAGGCGGCGGTCAGAGCGGATATACACATCGTTGAAATTGCCATTGCCTGCGGCATAAACACCGCCCGCAGTGTTCAATGCGTCACCCTCGGTATTGGCGACATAAAATTTCTTGCCACCATAGGTACGCACCCAAGTAACATCCTCCATAAAGATCCCACCACCATAGGTCTCGCTGTACCAACCTGTCGCGCCCTTCGAGCGAAACCAACTGTTCAGGTAAAGCGTGCCATAAGTTCCTCCATCCCCCATGTAGGAGTGGCTATGGTTGGCTGCAGCAAAATCTGGTTTGCCTGTCACCTCGGCATAGCTAGGCCAGCGCGCTGCATAGGCGGGGATCCCCGTCAGCTGCGTCCAAGGGTGAGTATGACTAGCTGCAGCCGCACCGACTTCAGGCAACGTCGGCCACCGCGTGGCGTAAACAGGGATGTTGGAGAGCTGGGACCATGGGTGGCCGTGCTCAGATGGCGGCATGGTCACCGGCTTACTGGTGATATCGGCCCACCCGGGCACCCAGCTGGCCGGCCGAGCACCGACATCCGCCGCACTTAGCACAACGGCCCCAGTCATGCCATTCACCGAGATCACCGCATCCGAGCCATCAATCTTGAACCAGGTGCGGGTATTCGGATCCCAGTGCAGGTAGTCACCCGCCACATAGGAAACACCGGCAATCTCCCCGGGGTGGGAAATCCGATAGAAGGGGACACCCTGATTCGCCGCTGGCACAATCGGTGCCCCAGCGGCAGCATTCCACGGCCCTATCCACACCAGCTGTGATGTGATGGCCTGTGCCCACTTCTGGGCCTGCAATGCCCAGTGCAGAGCAGAAAACTCCCCGGGGCGCCCGTTGATATCGCTCCCCTCCGGGTTTTGGGCCCAGGATTCGGCTATGAGTTCTGCCTGGCTAGCCCGTTGAGCACTGCTATTCGCCAATGCTTGATCCTGCGCCGCTTGGCTTGCTTTATCACTGGCTGTGTCTGCGGCAGCAAGCGCCTGAGCCGTTTTCGCTACCACTACATCCCGCATCCCCTGGACAGCGGTCTTCGCCAACGCCACAGATGTGGTATTTGTGCTGACCTCCTTAGTCTGTCCCGCCACAGTCGCGGCATAGGCGGCAACCTGCCCCGTCTGCGCTTGAACCAAAGCGCCATCGGCTGATACCTGCTGGGCCAATGTGGCAACCCTTCCAGCATGCTCAATCGTGATCACCTTGGCACGCTCAGACGCTTGAGCAGCCAGATCTGCATTGCTGGCATGGGTCTGCGCATGGGTTGCAGACGTAGCAGCAGCGGCCTTGGCGAGACTGGCAGCATTCGCTTGAGAGGTGGCTGTGCTTGCGCTGGTCGTGGCCTCACTCGCCTTGATGGCAGCTGTCGCCGCACTCGTGCTGGCATTCGTAGCCTGGGCAACGGCTGTTGCGGCACTGGCCACAGAGGTCGAGGCACTCGCTACTGCCGTAGCGGCAGAGCTGTCCGCCTTGGTTGCGTGGTGCAGTGCAGAGTGCTTACCCGTCACCACTGCCACATCCACTGGATTTTCTGCCCATTTCTGGGCTCGAGTGTCAGAGCCTGCGGCCGCAGTCGCACTGGTCGCCGCATCACTCGCTTTACTACCAGCCACCACGGCGGATACAGATGCGGCTGCAGCCTGCCCAGATGCCAACTGATTTGCCAGTTCGGCCGCGATCACATCGCTACCGGTTTTCAGTCGATCACGCTCGGTTGCATCAGCAGCAGACTCCGCTCGGTGCATGGCATCCAACGCCTTATCCAGCAGCGGAGGTGTCAAACTGATGCCACTATCGACCAGGATACTGTTCAACGTGCCATCAACGCTCTGCGCCGTCACTAGCCCGGTCCCCATGTAATCCATGTCGCCACACAGATCGTTCTGGGCATATGTATCGTAGGCACCGGCAGCCAGTTGAAATTGGTAACCACCAGCCAGGTCGCATTTGAATGTCAGTACCGACCCCATTAACACTTCGTCGGTAGTGCTTAAGGCTCGCAGCTCAATGATGGCACCCGGTACAGGCTTGCCAGCCGGGTCGGTGATCACACCGTGGATCTGGATCATTGACGCCGCCCGTTGGTACTGGCCTGACCGTCCCTCATCGCCAGCATGGTGGCATCAGTTTCAGTGCTAACGGACAACGCCTGTTTGAAGGATTGAAGGTGGAGCTGTCCTCTTGACGCATTGGCCGTCACCTCCGAGTCACGCATGAACGCGCGGTACATGATCCAATCCAGGCAGGGGGTGATATATCGGTCATCGACCTGGACATTGACCCCCGACTCGACCGTCCCCTTGGTTACAGTGGCAGGGAGGATGCTCAGCACGAGATCAACATTCACTCCCGCCTGCACTCCGGGGTATAGCCAGAAAGCGGTGATATTGGTTGGTTCGTGGACATAAAGCTCCGTCTCTACCCCACCCGTACTGCTGGCCCAGCTCGGGATTAAGCTCTCCAGATCGGCGCGGGACACATAACGGATCGTCTTGCCGGTCAGCGTGTTGCGCTCAACATCTATCAATTTGATGGTTCCCGCGGGGGCGGTTTGTCGAGTGCCGGCGGCGCAAGCAAAGAGCTGCGTCTTAATGAAGATATCCGGTCTGGCGCTGGCGATAGCGGATATGGCGCTGTTGTAGTAGGAGATCAAATCATCCAGACCCCAGCTGATCCGCTGCGTATCCGTTAATTCAATAGATGCTCTATTCAACATTTCACTGACCAGCATGGCTCACCTCAAATCAGAAGAAGTTTCGTTTTCGGACTGGGTTGTGAACCCTTGCGCTCTCGGTTTGCTCTATGCGGAATCGGTACGCAGCACGGATCCCGTCATAAAACTTGCGGCGATTGAGCTGCGCCAGTTCATGATTTGTCCACGCCTTGGCTTGAAGCTGCTGCATGAGATAAGCCACCCCACACGCCAGTTCGTGTGCGTAGTCCTCAACCAGCGCGAAAGGAATGAGTGTTGCGGCCGGCAGAGGCTCAATGGCCCCTACGATGCACACATTGTTCAGTTTCGCGAGGAAGCGGATGGACTCGGCAGACTGTGCGTGATAGTGCATGCCAGGCGTCAGAATGGTGCCGCCTGCGGTGATGCGATGAAGCACCGATCCGGTCACCTGCGGTTCTTGCACATCCTGTCTCGCCTGACGATTGATACTGCTGGCCCGGGCAAAGCTAACTGTTTGCCCCTCAAGTACCTCATCAAAATGGCGCTCCATATGAACCAATGTGCTTTCTTTACAGAAAATGATGGCCGCCTCGATGAGGTAGCTATGCACTAATGCGTCAGCACCTTCCGTGTGCGGCAAGTGGAGAACCCGCTGGCGTACCAGCGGGATCAGGGTAGAGGTACTAACCAACCGGCAATCTTGCACCGGCACCATTACTCATCACCTTGCTCAGCAGCCAGCTTGGCTTTCAGCGCGTCACGTACCCGCCCCCGGAAGTCACCAACCTTCTCCTGCGGGCCTTGCGGGGCGATATTCAGATCGTCCCCTTCGACCAGGGTCGCAAGCTGTGCCGAAGTCAGCTTGGTCAGATCCCGATCACCGGCCACCATGCTCTGCTCTTCGGCAAGGTGGGCGACCTCTTTGGCTTGGCGCTCGGCCTGCTCAACAGCCAGCTTGGCGATGGCCTCCTGGCGCTCTATCTCACCAGCCAAGGCTTCGGCGCGGATCCAGACACTGGGGAACTCCAGCAATTGCATCGCGAGATCACTTTCCACATCTACCGGCACATGGCGTGGAAACACCAGGCGGGAACCGGTGACGGTATCTTTCTTGCTCGGCTTGTTGCCGATGTAAACCACAGCAATCTTGTCGCTCACGGTTGTCACTCCAATCCTGAAAAAGAAAAGCCCGGCACTTGGCCGGGCACGCGGTGATGGACAGGCTTAGAGGTTGCCAACCACCTCGTAATGCAGTTTGAGTTTGGCGGCCCCCGTTGCGACACCACCGCCGACAATGAGGGTGAGCTCCTGCCCCTCCTCGGTCACAACGTCATCCACCGGAATGTACCTGGCCGCGGCTGCGACCGTGTTCTCCGCATTCACAATGGTGGTGGTACCTACCTTCACTGTAAGCGTGGTGCTGGCTCCCAGCGCACCGGTGATCAGGGATACCCCCACCACCTTGAGGTTCGGTTCCACTTTGTCGCCAAACACGATCACATCGCCAGCCGGCACGGCTGCCAGCTTGGCGATAAAGGTTGGGGAGATGGAGAGGTTGCCGAACGCGCCGACAAACCAGCGGCGGGCAGTAGCAATGAGGTTAATCTTGGCCATGATATGGTCCTTCTTTCAAATGGGGATGAAAGGGAGCCCCAAGCACAGGGCTCACCTTGATTAGCGGCCGACCGGGCTCACTGCGGTATCCAATGCCATACAACCATGGTCCTGCAGATTGCCGTTCTTCTGCTTGAAGCGGATCTTCTGCAAGCCACTCATCCATCTGATAGACATCTCGGTGGCATTACCGTGGTCGGTTTTCTCTTCGTGCATACCGAAGGAACCACCCTGCTCACCAGAGCCGAACGCATTGGCCAGCGCCTGGCCACCCAGCATGATGGCCCGGTCGATGGTAGTACCGGCTACTTTGTCCGCTTCCACACTGGTTGCCGAGTTGGCCGCGCACACCTTCACGGTGCTACCCTGGTTGAATCGGATTGGCATCCCCTCGTAGGGCTTAACGAGGATCTTGCGCCACATAGCCCCTTCGCCACGGAAGATGGGATGCTTCCAGCCATTGCCGCGCACCGTGGCAGCAAGCAGCATTGCCTGCCAATCCTTACCAGAGCTGGAGGTGTAAAAGTCATGCCACTGACGCGGGGTGACGTAGAGCACATAGAGCGGCTCACCACCGGATGGGTCGGAGACCATGCGGATGGGTTGGATAGGGTTGGCCATCTCAGCTAGGAACAGCGCCATATTGTCCACGCAGCCCAGGTTGAAACGGTCGGCCGCATCAATGCCTTCAAAGGAAGTGGCATCGCCACCAAAGAAATGCCGTTCATAAGTCGGTGCCGTGATGGGGTTGATCATGATCTCTGCAAACTCAGGATCATCCAGTAACGGCAGGATGATATCCGTCGCATCATAATCACCACGGGCCCCCGCCAGTTGCACCATGCCACGCTGATCGGTCAGGCGACCGTAGTAGCCATCCGCCAGCAGCACTCGCGCCGTCTTGATCAGGTCGTGCTTGGTACGCTTCTGGCTCATCTTGCCACCAGCATCCACACCATGACGGGTCTGGTTGATAGTGAGCCCAAAGTCGGCAAACGCCAGGCTTTCAAGACGACCGGCAATCTTCTTGTCGCCCATGGTGGGACGACCAGACAGTTGGTGAAACAACTGCATATCAACTTCATTGCCCGCACTCTTGGACAAATCAGTGATACGCACGACGGGCGCGCCAGCGCTGGTTTGCTTACCACCGTTAACCTTGGCCCCCTTGGGTGCCTCTTCAGTCAGCATGTTGACCAGGGAATGTGAGCGGTTGGCTGAGGTAAACAGCGCAACCTGCATAATCTTATTGGCTTGCGCCGAGGTGACTTGGGTCATGATCCTCTCCTACATAAAAACAAAAACCCCGACACAGTGGTCGGGGTTGGCCTTTAAACGGGTGGGTTAAAACCCGGCTTGCTCCAGCAATGCCTCGAGTTGGGCATCCGTCATTGCGCCCATCTCAGCCGTCAGATCGGCCTGAGACATGGCGCCATAACGGGCAACACCGGTTTCGGGAGCTTGATGGGTTTGGCCGAGGGCCGAGGGACTGGACGGGATGAAGTCGGCGGACGTCTCTGCTTCCTGGCTGGGTGCCTTGGCAGGCGGCGGCACAGTCTCCACCACATCACCAAAGGCCAGCTTGGTACGCCGAGCCGCCTCCGCAAATCGCTCATCCAGTGACTTCCCTTGCCACGCAGGGTCTACCTGAAGCTTCTCATCAACGATGATGGCGAAGTCGAAACGGTCTTGGTCCTTGTCCCGCCAGTCAATCAGGTCAGGTACCGCCTGCAGAGCGGTCTGCACCGGATCGGCGGCAGGTTGAACCGGTTGCACCACTACAGGCTGTTCCAGCTGCTGGATTTTCCGAGCCATGGCAGCCATTGCCTTCCCGATCTCCGGGAAGTCCTTCGCCAGTTGCTCGACTTCATCCTGGTTGAGCTGGTCTGGATCTGCATCGGGATTAATTCCGTGCTTTTCCAGTAGTGCCTGCAGCGTGTCCCGTTGTGCCTGAGCCTGCTGAGACAGGTTCAACTGCTCACGCAGGGCCTTGTTATCAAGGCGCGCCTGCTCCAGTACGTCATACGGGATGATGTGTTGACCGCTCTTGGCCAAGATCACCTTCTCAGGCACCTCGGCCACTCCACCGTCCTGTTCGGCCTTAGCTGGCTCGGTACTGGCTGCGACTTCGACCGCCGACGGCGCGGGTTCTACGTCCGTTTTCTCAGTAGCAGTGCCATGCTCTTGCTCGAGATCGCCTTCTTGCTCGATCTCCGCCAGCATGACCTCCAGTTCCTCCAGGGTTTCAGTCCCAGTCAGGTTGTCGATGTTCGTATCCATGGTTGTCCTCGTGGGTTTTCAGTGGGTGGTATCGCTGCCCAAGCGGGGGAAAGTTCTCGGGGAAAGCACTCCCCGGCTGGGGCTGGGCACAAAAAAACCAGCTCTAGGCTGGTCTATAAAAAAAGCCCGCAAAAAGCGGGCATAAAGGACATGTGCACGGGAGTCCACTACAGACTCAATATTAACCATACAGAAATGATGGCTATCGCTCTACTGTTATATTTACTAATGAAAAAGGCCCAATCTCGAGAGACTGGGCCATGTTGGGGAAATCCTAACGCTGGGCGGTTAGGAAAGCAACTATCAGAGCGCAATGGCGTCAATCTGCTGCTCAATGGTGGCTAACAACTGAGCCTGCAGGGCAGCTTGTTCGACCTGGATCCCCTCTTGCTCTACCACCAGCAGTTCCATCTCCTGCAACGTCTTACCGGTCTGAGCCTGCTTGAGCGCATCCTCGAACCGGATAGAGTCGGTCAGCTTGGCAATGCGTTGAGCCTCTGCCTGCCACTTGGCAGCCTTGCCCTCCAACTCGGCCAACTTGGCCTGCATCTCGCGCATGGCCATCTCCTGCTCCATTTGCTGCTGCTGGGCCTGCTGTTCTGCGGCGGCACGCTCCTCGTCGTCCATCTCCTCTGGATCTTTCTGGATGTTCAGGGCGTTACGAACTCTCTCCACAAACTCAGCCTTGCGCGGTACATCCATCAGCTCAACCAGTAAATCAAAGCACGCTGCAGCAGCCTCCGGCGGTAATTGGGCCATGGCCTGGGTCATCCGTTCAGCCAGTTGCTGTTTGTACGCTGCAGTCTGCTGGATCGGTGCCAAGGCAATATGAGCACGCAGGCGGGTCACATCGTTGGTGAGCTTGCCATCCTCCTGCTCCACATTAACCACCACCGCCTTTCGGCGCCGTGGATCGTCACGGTTCACTGTGACCTTGTAGTTGCGCTTGCCGGCCATGTCCTCGAGCAGGTAAGAGAGCGCCAGCTGGCCTACCTGCTGGCAACCCATCCGGTAGTTGTCGTTGATCTCGGAGAGTGTGGTAGCGCCCTGCTCAACCAGGTTGCTGATGGCCACACCAGATTGACCAGTGGAGCCCTGCCCCAAGAAGGCGGCATAAACCCCCATAGTGTCCTGGATCAACTTCACTGAATCCTGCATTACCTGGAACTGTTGGGCTGCAACGTTGAAGTCCTGCTCTACCTTGAAGGCATCACTCACGCTGGTCTTGTTCGCCCGGTCTGGGTTGAGCTCCACTAAACCGTCTGGGCGCTCCACCTGTTCCAGCACCTGCTCCCGAGTCATGTTGGTGGCATCCTTGTCCATGATCACCCGCTTGGCCTGCAACAAGAAAGTAAGCTTGATGCGGCGCAGGTTCACTTCGTCCTGTGCTGGCATGGCACGGGCAATCAGACCATAAGGCTCGCCAGAGCTGTCTTTGCGATACCCCCAGAACGGCACGAGCGGATACATGTTGTGGGGTGCGCTGCAGGGGCGATCCACCAGATGATGGGGACCAACGAACCAAGACTCCCGGATCACGGCCACCGGGCGGTGTTCCAGTTTAGCCCGCCCCATAGTGATGGCGGCCATGTGTAACTGGTTGCTCTTGTCGAACTCCAATGCCCTCCCTGAATCAAGCATCAGCACTTGGCGGGTGCTAAAGGTGCGGTAATACACCACCTGCAGCAGCACCCGATCCCGTTCTCGGCTACACCACTCAACCTGTTTGCTGTCAAAAGAGCTCCACTCCTCAAAGGCACTGACAAGATCCGGATCCATTCCTTCGATGGTGTTCAGGCTGACAACCCCATCCCAATCGTTAACACCCCACGTCAACGCCTTGGCTTTGCTGGGGAACATGGTCTTGGCCTCATCCAAATCAACCCAGCGACGACGCATCAGCCACCTACAGTCGGTAAGCTCGGGCTCACGGCTGTGCCAATCCCAATACACCTCATCCCGATGAACGTTACTGAACTTGTAGCGCGGACCAAATGGATCATCTTGGCGGCGTACTTCAACCCAACCGATCCCGGTCTTTATCTGTCCGGCATAGGCTTCACCCCGTGCTCGGTCTAAACCACCCAAGCGGCACATGTCAGCATATTCAGCGTTAACGGCCTCGGCCATCTGCTCCAGCTCATCATCGTGATCATCAGCAATGACCATCAGATCGGTACGGCTCTTGGCCTCCATGCCCAGTACCCCGTCAATAGTGGGAGCAATCAGGTTATGGATGGTGAGTGGCTGTCCGCGCTCTTCCAGCGCTTTCTTCACACTGGCCGGCAACTGGTCATTGTCATAGTAAGCACAGGCGCGATTGGCCAGGGAGCGCCAATCCGGCTGGCCATTGATGTCGCTCATCAGGTTGAGCAGGCGTGCAGTATCGAGGCCTCCCTGTTCGGGGGCCTTGCGTTGGGTCTGGTTCATCAGTTGGCCATCCAGTGCTTGGGTTTACGAGTAGATCCGGATTTGACAATGCGAGCAGGCATTCTGGCCCGCATCTCTTGGGCAATCATGTAGCTGACGAGCTGATCGTCGTAACAGCCGGTCTGAGCATTCATGCTGCCGCGTTTGTCATAGACGTAGGTGGTTGCCTCAAAGATTGTGCCTATCCAGTGGATCCCGGACTGGCCAGCGCGCAGCAGGTCTTTCAGCCCATCAACCAAGATGGGCTTGGATTGCCGGGTAGTGAGCCAGCCAAGGCGCGGGGTCTCATCATCCCGATCCCGGTCGATGTATTCCTGGGCGTAGATGCGGCGAACCGGATAGTGATCCCGCAGGACAAGCAGCACCGCATGGCCATGGTTGTTACGCTCGGGGCCGATATAAGCCGGGCCATACTCCTCGGTCCCATTCCACTTGCCGACATGAGCCAACAGCTGGGCAAAGAGACCCGGGTCAAGATGCCCGTACCAGTGGGCTACCTGCCGGCCATCACTCTTGGCAACCACATCAAAGCTGGACCGGTCACCATGCTCGAGGCCCTCTGCCACGTCCGCGCCAATGGCGTAATCCTCGTCAGGGTCTGGCAGCTCCCAGACCAGCAGCATATTTTCGACAGAACGCTGACCCTGCTTATCCAACTTGTCGGGTTTGCGCGCCTTCTCCCTTCTGCCGGTGACCGGGTCGATGTCATAGACGATGAGCGGGGCTATGCAGTCACCCTCTGCGGACATGGTAGCTGTCGGGTCGAATACCCTACGGCCAGAAGTCAGGAACGCCTCCAGCGGTGTGCTGGGGAACTCCTGCTTCATCTCCACACCCTGAGTCGACTCCTTGAGTACATACCATTGCCGTTGTTCGTCGGTAATGGTGCAACCCATCGCCTTCTCGACAGCAGCGAAGTATTCAAGCTGGGTTTTGCTGGCCGTCACACCGGCTCTAGGTACTACGGCCACATACTTCGGATCCTGCCACCAACCAAAGAAGTGAAATTTCCAATCCTGCTGGGTCAACTCATGGTGGGTTCGTTCCAACTCGAGAGACTTCATGCTCATGCTATGGAAATCGCCGCCCACCCCTTCAGCTGTTGATTCGATGAAAGCCACACAACCCGGGTGAATAGCGTTGAGGGTACCGGTTCGCACCTCCTTGGCCTTCTCCGGGTACTTGGCGCAGATCTTCCCGTGCTCTGACACATGCAGGCGCTGGACGGTACCGGATCGAAATGAGGTGGCCACCTGGATGCTGGAGCCATGACGAAACAGAATGTAACCACCGTTGGCTCCACCGCGGCGAGAAGCCACCGGGAAGCAGGCCTTGAGCCAGATCGGCAAGTTATCGAACGGGACTTCAATCTTGGTGCGGTAGATCTCGCCGGCGGCCGTCAGGTCTTGGGCGATGATCCCGCACTTGATGCTCTTGTTGAACAGCGCCTCATCCAGCAAATAGATATCGATGGCGGTGGAGAAACCTATCTGACGTGCCTTCAGTACGATGTTGAGCCACCACATGGTCTTGAACAGCAGCTCTTGCGCTGGGCGCAACCTGAATTGCACCAGCTCACCCTGTTCATTCTCCACCTTGTAGAGGTTGTTCATCCGCCACCACTTATCGCTGAGCTTCGAACGGATGTAGGCAATCTGCTCCGGCTCAGTCATGAGGGAGATATCGGGTTCGGTCATCGTGGATCTCAGGCAATAAAAAACCCGCCGAAGCGGGTTCAAAAAATTTGTGATAGCCACTATTCAAGTGGTAGTGCTTTCTTCAGCAGATCGCGTTCTTCTAGAGTAATACATCCGATATCATCCAGCACAACTTCTACACATCTGCTCACGTTGCAATCATCTAGCTGTAGACGATATCCATCGTTTTTTAGCTTATTATTCATTACGAGAATGGCTTTGGCATAAAACAAGAAAAAAATCAGACTCATTATAACGCGCTCTGCTCGCGTGTAATTTTGAATCAGCCCACCTTCTTTTAAAAAAACACGTATCTCATTGAATTCTTCATTCATCAATTCATTTGCAAAATTAAGGTGAAGCTCAGCTCGCGTTAATAGTTCGCGTTCATTAAGATCATAATGAGCCCCACCTATCTCAGCCCAGTACCCGATTTCGCCACGCCATCTATTAATAGGACAAACCATCTCGGCATATCTGTTTTTTACTTTTCTATGCACGATGAGTATGTTTGTCATTTCGATGAGCTTTTTCTCTGAAAAATCTACAAGCATACTCAACTCTGCAAGTATCACTTTTTTTGTACGCGATGTTTTTTTTACGCTCCATTATTCTAGGTACAACTATGGAGCCTAGAAGCAACAATAGACACCCGGCAACCAAGTTACTATCAACTATTTTAAGTATGTCTGCAGGCAGTACTGTGGCCATCAAAATAGAGGAGAGAAGGGAAATAATTAGCCAGTAAAATACGGTCATGCTCTATCAATCCTCAATAACTCATTGTGTTACATCTTATCACGACATCAGCCCCCCAGTCCCCAACCCCTGCAGCTCAGCAGTCATCTCTGCCACCGGCGTCATATCAGCACCGCCATCCTTCTCGAGAAGGTCAGCCTCGGCGGTAAGCTTGCGGGTCGCGGCCTGAATGCGCTTGGTATCGGCCTCAATCTTCGGCCCATTCACCTCATCGATGCGCAGGGCACTCAAGGTGCGCTCGATCGACTCAATGCGCTGGATGTTACGGTCGAGAGCCTGCTCAGCCCGCAAAATCTTGTCATAGAGCGCGAGCCGGTCGGTCACCTCTTTTGCCTCAACCAGATCTTGCTGTAGAGACTTCATGGTTTTGGTGACAGAGAGCACTCTCGCCCGGGTAAATAGCAGCTCATCCCTAAGCTGTAGCGCTTCGGCCTGGTCGAACAGCTCATCAGCATCGAGGAACTGGGCGTAACCGCCATGGGTCTTGGTCAGCTGCATGCCAGGCTTGATGTTCGATGGCGGGTGGGGGTTGCCTGCATTGCCCTCAATGAAGCGCCCCTTCTGGTCTCGGCCGTTGTAGTCGGAGTTCTGACTGGAGTCAGCCGAAGTTTGCAGTGATGTCGATGACCTTCCCCCTCTTCTCTCACCCCCTTTGCCCTTGGCTTCATTCCTCTTGGCTTGCGCACTTTGCGCAGATTGCGCAGTTTTGCGCACTTCGGAATGCGCTGTTTGCGCAGCTACGCGAGATTCACAGGGTTGCGCAGGGGATTGCCCACGAGATTTCAAATAGCGACGCGCCGAGTTGTAGTTAAGGCCGCGGCTATCGCACCAGTCTTTCGCACTGATGCTGGTCGCTTCATGCTCCTGCAGGAATTCTGCATTGAGCTCTGCCCAGTTGGTTTTTGCCATTTAGAGAGATAGCTCGCCTTCAACGATGGTGTCACCAGGTGCCGGCTCATGAGTAGCCAGAACCACAACGGAAACACCGGAGGAAAGAACAACCAGGGCCTGACCTCCGTCGTAATGTTCTACGTTGGTGATTACCCCAGTTACATCAATACCGTTTCCACGCCAGTTCATCTGCATTACCTTCTCCTCAATCCACAGAAAGACAAACCCCGCCGTTATGGGCGGGGTTTCATGGGCGCGGTGCGTAGGGAGTCATAGGCTCGTTCGCAGGCTAGTCCTGATACTCGAGCTCTGTCATACGCTGCTGCCAGCTCACCCGCTCTTTCATCAGCCCAGCTGAGCAGGTCGGCGAGCACCATTGCAGATTGTCCGGCTGCCTGGCTTCCTTGGGCAGTGCCGGGATTGCTGGCGCACTGACTTGCTCTGGCTGCCAAGCGGCGGGCTTGCTCGTGCAACCGGCCAGACTCAATACCAGCAGCAGTGGCATCAGCTTGTGCCTGGTCGATTTCTTCCTGTGCATTGTCTCTCACCTCATCAATTTCAGCCTGCCGGCGCTTCTCTTCTGTCCGGGCTTCCTGCTCTGCCTTGGTCCTGGCAGTGACGAGTCTGACTGCCTCTTCATTCCACTTTGCCTGCCAGGTCTTGCGCTCCCCCTCCTCCCCATCGGAGTGACCGGACTGGTAGAGCACCACCCCGCCACCGGCCAATGCTGCTATCACCAGGGCGCCGGCCAGGAATGGCAAGGCTCTGCTTTGTGGAAACAGGTCCATCATTCCCCCTTGCACTTGGCATTGAGGCGCAGCCGGTCTTTCCACAACCCGGGGCAGACCCGATTCCCCGGCGAGGAACAATCTTGATTACCGGATCTCTTGAACAGCAGGATTGCCTCACAAGCCCCTGAGTAGTCACCAACGTTCAGGCGCTTCACGATGGTGGAGCGGCAGAAGGCCCCAGGGCCGATGTTGTGGGAGAGCTCGACATAGGCGTCGAACTCATATTGATGGAGGGGGACTTGGATACACGACTTGAGGGAGCTTTCGAACATACGCACCTCCCGCAGACTGCGATTCACTGCGGCGACTGGTGTTATGGTGTCGCCCATCCTAACCCCTTCTGTGCTCCCGAAACCGATGGTGGGAAGCTTGGTGCCGTGTACCGGGTCGGGGTAAGCCACTGGGCCATACCCCTCCCGATTCAAGATCCCCACAAAGCCTGCGGCGCTCAGCGTGAGAACTGCGATCGCAATGCGGACCTTGCTCATCACTCACCGTCCAACCGACACCGAGGCCGAATGATGTTTTGCCACAAGAACCACCCCATCTGAACCGCAATCCACGTCAGTGTGGCGGCCAGAACCCAGTCATTAAGCGAGTACCCTGCCAATGTCATACCTGACACGACGACAGGCGGAACCGTCTTGGCCACCCCTGCAGCTGCGGCAGCCGTCGCGAACCCTTCCTCTTTGGCCATGCACCCTCCCCTCAGAAACGACAAAGCCCGCACGAGGCGGGCCAGAAATGAAAAAGGCCAGGGTCACGGGGACTCTGGCCATCTTTGAGCAATACTAACGCTGACGACTGAAGAACACAACTCAGCCCCCCATAGGGCTATGTCTTACAAATAGTCCTCTATTTTGACCAGTGTCAGGTCAGGCCGTAACAAGCCACCCATTGCAGCCTTAGCGATCGCTTGATAGCGGTTCACCGAATTTGTCTTCTGCACAGCTTCTCGGATGTGGTAATTCACGGTTCTCGCAGAAAGCGAGAGTATTTCCCCCATCTCTTCAGCCGTTTTTCCTTCACTGGCCCAAAATAGGCACTCAACTTCACGGGCACTCAATGCAGGCGTCCGCTCTGTCGAACTAACGACTCGGATCCCTGCATTAAAAATGTAATCGGTCACCCATCGCAAGATTGGACTAGCCATCTTGATATCTAGCCCATCGTCTTCAGTGATGAACGACAAGATCCCTGACTCTCCACCCGCACCACGAAATGGGAAGGAAACGCCATCATGCAAACCACATGCTTTCGCCTCAGCCATCAATGCCAAGGCGCCATCAGGGAGAATTGGCTCAAGATGGAGGTCTTGCCAATAAATCGGTAATAGTCGCTGCATGGCAAGATAGATGACAGGATCTCGTGACAGCATGTTCTCTTTGCCGTAGCGATTGACCCATGCCTCGTTGCAGCGTGAGAAAATAATGGCTTTGGGGCGAGTTAAACTCTGAGGAACCATCAAGGCAAAACGATACTGATTGAACCCCATCGCCTGTGCAAACGCCATCAGAGCATGATTTAACTCAACTTCAGTATTAGTCTGGTTGAATGTCTCTATAAATTTTGTCACGTCCATATGGACTCCCTGAGCATGATCTTCTACTAGAGAAAAAATCCAGATTAAATTCTAGAGATAGACTACCAGACTTTAATTTCATTGTGACATCGATAGCTTGCTGAAACCTGAATGCCATCGAATACAAATTCATCTTGATTAAAAACAAACCAAGTATTTACTTGCAAAGAAAACTATCATTGTCATGTGTACAACAATACACCTCCATGCATGTATACACCCTTTGTGGAACGGGTGCTTGTGGCCCGCTTTTTTATCAAAATTCCTACATAAAAAAGGCCTGCGTCTTACAACGCGGGCCTTCCTATTTGTTAAACATTTAAATTTTCTTTAGATCAAGAAAGTATCAATCGACTGACCTGATTCAACTGCCTTAGCGATGGCTTTGGGCATACGACCCTGACCGGTCCAAGTTTTCTCTACACCCTCTTCGGTGTACTTGTACTTGGCTGGACGTGGCGCGCGCTTGGCCACACTGCTATTGCTCTTGATGGTCTTTTCAGTACCACCAATCAGCTCCGCTGGGTCAATTCCCGCCTCTTGCAGCATGGTCTGGAACTGAGTCAACTTAGCCAAGCGCTCTTCCTGCTCAGCCATGTTTTTCAGAGCAGCTTCTTCACGCTCCAAAAAGATGGCATCAAATTTTTCCTTCGCCTCGGTTAGTTGCTCGAAGCTCAAGTCCCGCAAAGCGGCACGCAGACTACGTTGGTTCAGTAAGACTTTGATGATTTCGTTCATGATGACTCTCTGCTGTAGATTCATAAAATAGTGTTCCCACTCCGGTACGATATGGGAACACGTCTTACGTCTAATTCTGTTTTTATGATGATATGTAGTGTTTGCTTTTATCACCTACATTATCTTATGTTTTTCAAAGTCACGTCAATTACAACCTACCGCAGGCATGATATGTGGCATAAATAAAGCTCATTTGTAATCTAACGCCACTCACTTCACTGGTAAATTGACTCACCGCAGCAGTATACTGTCCAAGCCACTTACAGATTATTCTGTATGTAAAACTGTGTCATGTATCACCGTAAAGGAGGATGGTGTGGAAAATAAACGCGAAATCGCTGTATGGGACGTTGTTATCAGGCTCTTTCATTGGGTAACCGTCACATTGTGTGCGCTCAATCTTTTTGTCTTGGAAGAAGGCAAGCTGTACCACCGTTATGTTGGCTATACCATAGCTGGGCTGCTAGTTATTCGCATCGTTTGGGGGGTTACAGGTTCTCATTACGCAAGGTTTGCCCAATGGTTTCCGACTCCAAGCAAAGTTATGGATTACATAAAAAGTACATTAGACGGAAATCACCCATACTATGCAGGCCATAACCCTGTTGGTTCGTTGATGGTTCTTCTTTTACTGACATGCCTGGTCGGAACTGCGGTGACAGGAATCTTGACCAACTATGAGAGCTTTTTTGGCGATGATGTGATGGAAGGTATCCATGGCGTTTTTGCTCAAACACTCCAAATTACGATCTTGATCCATGTTTTAGCAGTCATCGTGATTGACTACCTTACTAAAGGTGACCTTATCCGATGCATGATAACAGGCAAGAAACGAGTCGATGATATATCTAATGTCAAAGACCTGAAGTAGGTTGCGATCTACCGTGATAGGTAGATGTCATATCTCATGGCCCTAGGTGTAGAAGGCACTTAGGGCCTGTATGTTTCCCTTTATATCCTACGCATCTCCTGCATTTGTTGCTGCATTATCGTTGCTAGCGCTGAAGCTTGATAGAGCACCTCATCAACCATATTCTCTAAAGCCCCGCATATCTCCTGGCCAAGTCGACCGTGGATTAATTCAGTACTAGTCACCACTCGCCCGGTACCATGACACTTTGAGCACTCATCGCCGATCCGAAGGCGCAAGCCGGTCCCTCTGCAATGTGGACAGCGCCCTGACTGCATCATCTCCGCCACACAGCAGTCACGGGCAAGACCCAGTATCCCGTTCCGCTCATCCCTCAGACGCTGGTACTCGTGGTCATTGCCAGCACGGTGCGCCCGCTTGGCCTTCTCCATCACCACTGCAGCCCGGCGGCGCTCTTTGTCATAGTGCGGGTGGGACAGTACCAGCCGATCCAACTGCTCTGGCAGCGGGCGGCGTAGCAGGATAGCTAGAGCCATAGTACCAGCCTCACTGGTCCCTAGGGTTGTGCTGAAGTATGTAAGCAGTTCAGCAATGGCTTGCTGGTCTACAAGATGATCAGCCATCAGGTATTGCAGACCCTGCGGATTAGATTTGGCGGCAACCTGCAGGGCACCGATCAAGTCATCACGTCCCAGTGCGTTGAAATTGCCGGAGGATGGCTCATGGAGCGCTCCCTTCGGTGAGAAAAGGCGCAGTGCCATTTCCAATGACTTACTCATATTCAGTCCTCCTCGGTAGGGTTAGGCAGCATGGGCTTGCAGATGGCCGGCAGCGAGAAGCTTGTGGGTCAACCATTGCTGACCTTTACCGGTGATGGTGGGAGAGAAGGCAAGACGAGTCTCGCCATTGATCTCGTATGGCTTCTCGATAACCTCGAAATGGCCGAGGTCGAGAAATTGTTGGAAAGGCAGGTTGTGGCGATTGCCTCCCTTCATCAGGATCCGCATCTCGCGCAGAATAGTGAATATCTTCTTGGGCCCAATCCCCACTGTTTTGGCGAAGTTACCGAGAAGGACGCCTTTGTCGGCACCGGCTACACGATCGGCAAAATCGGCCTTCGGTGCTTGGATGGCGATCTGCTCTTGGGCTTGTTCAAGCTCCATGGCCAAACGACCGGCTTCAAGCAACGCTTCGGCATAGGTTCGTGGCAGTAATGGAACAAGCTGTGCTTCCAGCTCCTGCCAGCGGTCAATGATGCGAGCTCTCAGCTCGATGCTATAACCCGATACCAGGATCAAGCACTCACGCTTGGGTAAGTGGAAGCATGGGTAATCCTGGCCATTTTGTTTGTTCTGGTGGGTCTCCTCAAATCTGAGGTCACCCCCAGTTCCGTGAAGCTCAAGCAACATAGCCCGGATGTCGCGCATGACATTGTCATGACGTTTCCCCACGAGCTCAGCAATCTCGATGCTAGTCATGGTCAGAGAGGTGTTAGTTGTGGTGGTCAAGTTCATGGTCGGGTCCTTGGTTGGTTATTGGTCTGTTCAAATGCTTTCAGCAGCCAGGCGCGCAGCTGGCTGGTCTTGATGTGCTCGGGGGTAACCTCCAGTACGGTCCACCCAAGTAGGGTGGCCTCGTTCATCTTGGTGCGGTCCTCTACGAACCCCCTCCCCCGGGTGTGCCGGCCACCGGAGTGGATCCCGCCGTGGATCTCGAGGGCGATCATCTGCTCTTCCCAGGCATAGTCGAACCGCCACTTGCGCTTGGGGTGGAACAGCAGCTCGGTGACGGGGTCAGGGAAGCCGGCAAGCTGGGCCAGCACCTTGTCGTGCAGGCTGGTGACTTGTTGGGCCTTGCGCACCTGGTTGGCTACATTCTTGACCTTGGGGTTGCGGCCCAGCAGCCGGGCCGCATCAAGGGCGGAAAGGTGGATCATGCCGCCCTCCCGATGGTGTTCTTGTGCAGTTCGGCAACCTCTCGGGCCACCTGGGCAAGCAGGGTCTCCTCGCTACCGTGCTCAGCCTGCCAGCTCTTAGGAGCCGCGTGGAAGCCGGTGGGGTAGCAAGCCCGATGATGCCGCGGGCAGAGGGGCAGCACCCGGGTGTGAGCGGCGCGCTGCGCCATCCCGACGCCAGTGCGCACATGGTGAATTTCAGCGAGGCTCGGCCCCAGGCCTGCATTGCGGCAGGCAATGCAGCACAGAGAGCTCACATCGTCCAACCACTGCTTATCAGCCTTGGTCTTGCTCATGCAGCCCTCCCATAGGCGGCCACCCAGTCGAAGCCGCGGCGGGATTCATCCCCGAACTTCACGCCTTGCTGAGCGCCGAAGGCCTGGGCCAACTCGATGAGGTCGCGCATCTCGCGCACGGTCATCTTGGAAGTGGACTTACCCAACACAACGAAGCCGGTACCGTCGATGTTCGGGACCACGTCTTGTTGGTACAGGGCCGCGCTGAGAACGTGCTTCCATTCCTCCTTAGCGAGCTTGCGGCCGTGCCAGCTCACCTGCTCGGCAATGTCGGTGAGACATGCCCAAAGCATTGAGTTTTGGGCGAGAGATCGGGTCATCTCCTTGATTTCGATAACCAGCGGCTTGTCCTGGTCTACCGGCAGGCCGGCAACCAACTGGCAAGCGCGGGATCGGATTTCAGGACTGCGGAGGAAATACTTGGGATAGGCGCTCAA